GTATCGGTTTAATCCGAATATTCTAGATCCGAATATATATAGAAATGTATGGGTATATAGATATAGGGAAGTGTAAATATATATAAAAAAAGATAAAAAAGTATGTAACCTTTTTAAATTAAGTAAGTCTAAATTTAGGACGGGAAAAGATATAGTAATATATTTTTCAAATTCTAAGCATATATATATTATTCATATATAATACTTAAATAAACAAAAGGAGAACTATGGAAAATAGTAACGAAGAAGAGATAAGAAATAGAGCTGTAAGAAACTCTAATGCTATTCGAGCCAATTGGTCACAATATCAAAGTGCGTCAACTATGGGTCGAACAATTCCTGACTTCAACCCTTTCATATTAGATGATGATATGGCCTGGGCTAAGAAGAAGACAGGTAAAGGTAGGGCTAGTATCTATTTCACAGAAAAGATACAAAAGTTCATGAATGACAATCCTAATAAATGGATTTGTGTTTATGAAGAGCAAGGTCTTCCAATGGAGACTGCTAGAAAACTAGCTAACACTTTAAGATCATCTGCTGCTTATTTTGGAAACAAGAATCCAAACTTTAAATACAAAGTTGTAACTAAAGGTGTTGGTAATGTTTTATTAGCTGCAGGACTTTTCGATACAGATGACGAGTAATGACTTAACTCCGATAGGAGATTCCAACATGTCGTTAGAAGAGTTAGCACAACATCAACCAAAACCCGTATTAGATGATGAAAGAAAAACATTAGTTGGTATGTCTAAGGCTGATTGGTATGAAATCGTTCAATGGCTTCAACTAAGAATGTCTGATGCTACTAAGTGGGACGAGGTATATATTGATGTTTGGTATTCCGACCTTAAGAGTTATAGCAAGAAAGATGTTTTTAACGCTGTTCGTTCTTTATATGAAGACGGAAGAGTAAAAGCACCTGAAGGTTCGTTGATTGTTGCGAGACTTAAAGAACTTAATGTTCCTAAAGTAAGTAAACCAACACAATCTACACAACCCTTTGATAAATTTAGTGGTGGTGCTTGTAAATCAGATAATGTTGCTTGTAGCTTTTTAGATAAGAGGTGGGTTCCTGATGAGTATGGAAACTATTCTCATTATGAGGCTTGCATGACTGAAGACTCAAAAGGTAATCTTTGCGAAGAACTTAGGACATGTACTCCTAACGAAAGCGAATTAAGAATGAAACCAACAAAATCTACTAAAGGAGAGTTGTATCCTACTTTGGTAAGAATGGGATTGAGTAATGAAATGAAGAAAGCTGTATGGAAACGATATGCAAAGTATCCAGATGGCAATTTAGAAGAAATGTTAAAAGCACATGGAAAGGCAGAATGGTATGAGTGAGATTGGTGACAATTGGTCTTGGGAAGAAGACTTCCAAGAAGACCTTGATAAAGGAGCAGCAGAAGTAGAGAGCTTTGCAAACTCAGAACTTGTTGTTCATGGACCTGTATTAGCAGGACATATAGAAAAGATATACAACTCTTCTTTTGGAATGGCTGAATATCTAAGAGATAACCCAGATGAAATGGTCGATTGGAATGATGAAGAATTAGATCATGTAGAAATTATAAAAGAAGGATTCCTAAATGCTTCTATACCTACAACATTTTTGTTTGGTCAATTTTCTGATGGTGGTAATTTTGGAAAACTTGTAGTTTCTAACTTTCCAACAGATGACGAAGAAGATGACCTAGAACGAACTATTAATAAAGTTGGAAAACATTTAGCTAGACTTTCACAGTTAGTAGATAAAAACAAAATAGATTTTTGTATTGTATCTTATCCTGTGGTTTTTGATGCAGACCAGGATTGGGGAGAAGGATATGATGCAAACAAATTACATTTGTTAAGTATTATTTTTACACCTAATGGATCTGTTGGAAGAGCTTTTTCTACTAGAAGAGAATTAACAGAAGATGAAGTAAATTGTGAGCATGACCACAAGCCAGTGCAAATTCAATATGAACTACCAAGTGGTAAAGATAAAATGATTATCACTTATAGAGAATTAATGAAGATGTGGAAAAGACTTAAGAGTGATAACGAAGCTATGTACTATGCAAAAATGGTACAAGCATTTTTTAAGACTCCAAGTTTTTATACTAAGTCAGCTATGAAAAACGACTTAAACCATCTCATTGATGGAATGGGTAAAAACAAATCTTTATTTATAGGAAGTAAAAATATATTTCATAAAGAAATACATGATGACATTATGTCTGTTCCTAGTGATGGGTTTGTAATTATAGAAGATGATGTAAAAGAATACTTTCTTGACGAGATGAAAGTTATGTTAGAAGATGGCATGATTCATGAAGCTGACTTTGATAATATGACAAGAATATTAAAAGGTTATCAAGAGGAAGAATAATGAGAGAAGCTATGTTAAAAAAAGCTTTTAGGCATTTATCTATTGCAGCAAAAATAATTGTTACATGGGATTTAGATGGGAACTTTGTTTCCCATCTTATGTCTGAATTAAACGAAACGGAGGAAGAATGAGTAGTCAAGTATCACAAGGCGTGATGAAATTAGTTGACGAAGTTGCCGAATGGTTCGGTGAAGAGATGATGAGACTAGAAGAAAGAGATATGTCTAAGTATCCTAATGATAGAAATCAGAGGTTAAGAGAACATACCGTTATTGCAAAATCAAATATTGCAGGTCTTCTAGACGATATAAGAAGAGAGAGGCAGAGTGGAAAAAAAAGAAATAGATAAACTGTACGAAGAGACAGGAATCTATGCGTGGCATACAAATGAAATAAAACAAGACTATGCAGATATGACTGTTGAGTTTGGTTTTCCACCTATGACTGATGTTGAAGATGCTATTAAGCAAATTAACGAAGCATTAGAGAAAAGTGGTTTGAATTATGAAATGAAAACTTGGACTATGCCACACACAGATAACTATGACGACATAGAGGGATAAGTTGAAATCTTGTAGTAAGGAAGTGTAGACTAAAGTAGTCGGCTTCCTTGCTGACAAGCCCTCCCATCAACGCCTATCTCTTCGGAGATAGGTGTATATAATAGGAATATGGAAGAGCCAAAGTTCAGCAAGCTACTTGAAGAAGAGTCGCAAAAGAAAAAAATAATTAAATTACCTCCTTTGCACGAGAATCAGCAAACAGTTTCAGATTCAGAAGCCCGTTGGAAGATTCTTTGTGCAGGTAGGCGTTTTGGGAAGACAAGGCTCGGGGTTCAACTCTGTATAGAAACAGCGATGAAGGGAAAACGAGCCTGGTGGGTGGCACCTACTTTTTCTATAGCTCGTGTCGGATGGCGAGATATTATGGCAGCAGGGTATGATCTTGGCGAATCGATGGGTGTTGATGTCAAAATGGGAGATATGACAGTTACATTTCCTAATGGTGGATTTATTGCTGTAAAATCTGCTGATAATCCTCAAAGATTAAGAGGTGAAGGCCTTGACTTCTTAGTTATGGACGAGGCTGCCTTTATTAAAGAAGAAACATGGACAGAAGTTCTTCGTCCAACCCTTACAGAAAGAAAAGGATCTGCATTATTTATTTCTACACCTCGTGGTATGAACAATTGGTTCTATCGTTTATGGCAAGATGCAGATGAAAGAGAAGATTGGGACAAATTTAAGTTCTCAACTGTAGATAATCCAAGTATTGACCCCGAAGAATTAGAATCTGCAAAGCAAGAAATCGGTTCATTAACTTATGCACAAGAATATGAAGCAGAATTTGTTAATGAAGGAACTCAAATGTTCAAACAAGATTGGTTTAACTACTACCAACCTGCTGTTCGGGGAGCAAAATTAGAAGGTTTTACTTATGAATTTGACCACATGCCAAAATATGCCACTGTGGACTTAGCAACCTCAACAAAACAAACTGCTGACTACACAGTTATGACAGCTTTTGCTCATGATTCGAGTGAAAATAAATTATTTGTTATAGATATGCTTAGAAAAAGAATGGAAGCACCAGATATCATTCCTTCTATGAAAAAATTTTACAAAAAAAATAATCTTGATTGGATTGGAATAGAAAGAGCAGGGTTCCAATTATCAATAATTCAATTTGCTAAGAGAGAAGGCCTTGTTGTTAGAGAATTAAAAGCAGATAAGGATAAACGCTCCAGAGCGACACCTTTGTCTGCTAAAATGGAAAGTGGTCAAGTGTTTTTTCCCGATGACCCAATGTGTGATTGGGTACATGAAGCAGAAAGAGAACTTTTAACTTTTCCTTTGGGAGCACATGACGACATAGTTGATACGCTAGCTTATGGCGTACTAAACTTAAATAAAAGAATAGGTTGGAAAGCGTTTTAAATGGCAGAAAATAAGTCACGATACAGAAGAGCTGTTGAATATTTACAAAGACCACCACAGAGAGCTACAGAAGGCAAAAAAAGTTTTACTTTTAACCAGACATCAGGCTTAGATGGTACTGTATTTGGATATAATTCAGATTCAGGATTTGTTCCTGAAAAAATGCTCAAACAAATTGGAGACGGAACAGGTAACTCAGCAGTAGTTTCTTGTCTTAATGTTTTAGCTACCTCATTTGCTGAACCAAGAATCAAAGTTATGAAATATGTAAATGGTGATTCAGAGATTATGGAAAATCACCCTGTACAAGAATTAATGGCAAGGCCTAATCCTTACACTTCAGGTTCATTACTTGCTCATTACATTATCACATCTCTAAATGCAGAAGGTGATGCTTATCTTTTTAAGAATAGGTCTAGAAATGGAAGAGTAGTTGAACTCATTCCTCTTATTCCAATGTATGTAAAGCCTAGAGGTAATGAAAAACAATTAATTACTCATTATGAATATTATGTAAAAGACAGTAACAAAGTTGATGGAAACGAATTTAAAGTTATACCTGCTCAAGATATAGTTCACATTAGACAGGGAGTAGATCCAAATAATCATAGAAAAGGTTTTGCTCCATTAAAAGCTGTACTTAGAGAAATCTTAGGAGACGAAGCTGCAGGACAATATGCTGCTGCATTATTGCACAACATGGCAGTTCCAGGAGTTATTCTTTCTCCTAAAGATGACAGTATGGGTGGACCAAGCCAAGAAGAAGCTGAAGCAATTGCTCAGATTTATAAACAAAAGTTTGGTGGTTCAAATAGAGGAGCTCCTATGATACTTTCAGGTTCTATGGATGTGAAAGTTGTATCTTGGTCTCCTGAACAATTAAACCTTAATCAACTTAGGAGATTGCCAGAGGAAAGAGTTTCTGCTGTATTAGGTGTTCCTGCTATATTGGCAGGTTTAGGTGCAGGTCTTGAAGCTGCTACTTACAACAATACAAGAGAATTAAGAGAATTTTTTACAGAGCAAAAGCTCATTCCTTTATGGCAAACAGTTGCTAACGAGATTACTCATCAATTACTTTTAGCAGACTTTACTTCAGATAAAAATATTCACTGTAAGTATGATTTAGACGAAGTAAGAGCTTTAGATGTAGATAAAGGCGAACAATATAAGCGTATGCAAACAGGAGTTTCAGGAGGTTGGATTACCGTTGCTGAAGCTAGAAAAGCTGTTGGACTAGAAGTAGGACCTGAACACGATGTGTTTTTAAGACCTTTAAACTTAGAACCAACTGATCCTAAAGATTATCAAGATTTTATGACTAGCGATGTTGTAGAAGAACCTCAAGAAGAAACACAAGAAGAAGCAGAGAAAGCAGCTATGGATGAAGATATATTCGACAATTCAGCAGATGCTTTAGCAAGATCAGAAGAACTATCTTGTGCTATTGGTGTTCATACTCATGAAGTAGACGGTGAAGAAGTATTTATGCCGTGTCAAACACACGAAGATTATGAAGCAGCAATTGCTAAAGCTTTTTATGAAGATTTAGAAGAAAAAGTAAGTGAAAAAGTTAAAAAAGCTCTTAAGAAAAAAGTAGAAGATTTTAACGCTAAAGACCCAAAGTATAGAGCAACTCTAAGAATGCTAACTGCAGTATTTAGAAGAGGAGTTGGTGCATACAATACTAATCCTGGAAGTGTTAGACCTAGTGTAACTTCTTCAGATCAATGGGCTTACGCTAGAGTTAATGCTTTCTTAAAAGGATTAAAAGGTAAATTTCCTAGTAAACCATTTGATACTGATTTACTTCCTAGTGGTCATCCACTAAGTAGCAAAAAATCTATCAAAGGCAAATATGACGATATGAATTTTACAATTCCTTCAGGTGCTAAAAAAGAAGCAAGAAGAGGATTAGATTGGGTAAAAGAACATGGTAGAGGTGGTACTTCAGTTGGTAGAAACTCAGCAAGATATCTTTTAAATAACTCAACTGCTGGTCCTGAAAAAGTAAGACACATTGCAAAATACTTTCCAAGACATGAAGTAGACAAAAGAGCAGAAGGATGGAGGCCTGGAGAAAAAGGTTATCCTTCAAACGGTAGAATTGCATGGGCATTATGGGGTGGAGAGACCGGAAAGACTTGGTCTGCAAAACTTGTTAGAGGTATGAACTCACGAGACGGCAAAAAAGATACTTTAACAACAGAATCATTTCAAGTTGAGGTAACAAGAGAAGGTAATATACAACCTACACCAACACGACTTGATAGACAAAATAACAAAAAAGAGGATACTTCCGTACACAAAGAGGAAAACGAACATCTCGAAGATTAAGATGTTAAAATAAATAGTACAGACAACTTATTTGATACGCAACAATACAGAGTGCTATTATTATAAGAGGTAATACAAGGAAAAAGGTGTATGGATAATAAAGAGATAAAAAGTTTTGAGCTTAATATCAAAGAAGAGGGCGATGATAAAGGAGCAGTCGAAGCTGTATTCTCAGTTTTCGGCAATGTAGATAGCGACGGGGATGTAGTTGTTCCTGGAGCAGTAAAATCAGGTTTTAAAGATACACAAGTACCAATGGTGTTTGCTCATAAATGGGATCAGCCAATAGGTAAAGGTTCAATAGTACAAGATGATGAGAAAGCTGTTTTCAAAGGTTCTTTCTTTATGGAAACAGAAGCAGGAAAAGAAGCATATAACTTAGTTAAATCAATGGGAGACTTACAACAGTGGTCTTTTGGTTTTAGAGTTGATGATTCAGAAGTTGCACCTTTCAAAAAATCAGACGAACCAGGCGACGAATATGATGTTCGCTACTTAAAAGAATTAACAGTTTACGAAGTATCCCCTGTGCTAGTCGGTGCAAACCAAGAAACATACACACTAGCTATCAAATCAGGCGAAGATACTATTTATGAGAAAACAGAAGAAAAAAAGTATGGCTCTTGTAACCATGAAGAAGATGGCTCATGTTACAAAGAAAGCAAAAAAGAATTGAAATCAGACCCTGAAGATGAAGAATGCTGCGGTGGAGATAGCTGTGGCGAAAAAGGATCTGAAGAAGTTTCCAATGAAAACGAATCCAGCGTGTCAGGAAGGCGTTTCTCGGAAGAAGTCAAAGATGTACTTGTTGCATTAGATGACTTAGTTGAAAGAGCGAAGGCTATAGGGTCTTTGCGTTCACAGGATGGTAGGAAATTGTCGGAGAAAGCTACGGAAGCTTTAAGAGCAGTTCAAGAAGACTTGAATGAGGCTTGGAACGAAATTGACGAAGTAATTGTCGAAGTCGGAACAATGACTGACATAGAAGAAGAAACTCCTGATACGGAAGAAGAAATTGAAGTTGCTGAAACAGAAGAAGAAGTTGAAGCTCCCGAAGAAGTCGTTGAAGAAACTACTGAGGTGGAAACACCTGAGGTTTCTGAAGACGAAGTCGTCGTGGAAGAAGAAGCTCCTGCTGAAGAAGAAGTAACAGAAGTTGAAACAGAAGTCGAAGAAGAATCTTCTGAAGAAGAAGTTGTTGAAGACGAAGAGAATGACGGAATTGATGAAGTTATACTCGAGGCTCAACACATGGTCACTGAATCTCTTATAGCTGAAACCGAATTAGACGAAATATAAGCTACAAGTTTAGAAAAATCTAAACTAGAAATAGGAGACAAATAAACATGTCAAATGACATTAAAGATCTTCGTGAAAAGTTAGCTTCTAAAAGAGTTGAATTAAAAGAACTCTTTGAGTCAGTTGAAGACGGTAAATATACTGCAGACCAAAAGCAGGCTATTGCTGACAGAAACTCAGAACTCGCTGGATTAGTAGAGGAAGTAAATTTAGCTTCCGCTAAAAGTAAAAACGAAAAAGCTATGGAAGCAGATTCGCAACCAGCAGAAGCCCCTTCTTACGGAAGTGAAAAAGTTCAACCAAAATCAGTTGGTGAACAATTTGTTAACACAGCCGCTTATAAGAACTATAAAGAAAATGGAGTTAAAGGAATTGACGCTAAAGTAGGTTTTAGCCCAAATGAATTTAAAACTTCATTAACAACCACAGGTTATCCACCTGAGGTTTTGAGAGAGCCTGGCATATTAGAGTCAGCTCTTAGAGATCCAAATGCAGTTATTGGACTATTCGACCAAATCGAATCAGACCAAAATGCTTTTGCTTATCTCGAAGAGACTACATTCACAAACAACGCAGCTGAAGCTGCTGAAGGTGCGGCTGTAGGCGAAGCTGCTCTTGCATTCACAGAACAAACAGAAGCAATCAGAAAGATTGGTGTATTTATACCTGTCACAGACGAATTGCTTTCTGATGTAAATGGAATTCAAGGGTATGTTAACTCAAGACTTCAGACCATGATGAAACTAAGATTAGACTCGCAGTTAATTTCCGGTAACGGTACTGCTCCTAACTTAGAAGGTTTATTGGATGCTGGTAAGAGCTCAGTAGGTTCTTCAGACTTCAACAGTTACAATGGTAACTTAGGAAGAATTGGAGCAATCTATAACGCAATTACTGACATCAGAGTAAACTCTTTCACAGAACCTGATGCTATTGTTATGCACCCAAGCGATTGGAATCAAATCGTAACATCCGTTGGCGCAGACTTTGCTGGAACATCTTCAGCAGGTTATGCAGAAAAGTCACCACTTTTCGTAGCCGCAGGCGGAATGGGCGCAGGACCTTCAGCTCAAATCTGGGGTGTTAAAGTAGTTCCAACCACAGCAATCGCTAACAACACAGTTCTTGTTGGTAGATTCGGTGGTGGCGAATGTGCAAATGTTGTAATGAGACAAGGTATTGACCTTGCTATCACAGATAGTCATAGCGACTTCTTTGTTAAGAATCAGCTAGCTATCAGAGCAACAATGCGTGTTGGTTTCCCTGTTTATAGACAAGCAGGATTCCACAAATTGTTAAATATGTAATCCATATTGATTAATTTTTGTGAGGGGTAGTAACCCTGCCCCTTACAAATTTAAGTAGTATAATTAGAATTAATTAAAGATTAAAAGGAAAAAAATTTCATGGCAGAATTTACAAAAGTAGAAAAGTCTATTTGGAAAATGTCAGACGGTAGTATCTGGGAAGGTCCTATGTCTGAATTACCAAAAAGTAATGCTCAAAACATTGCAAAAGCTGGAAAAGAATATCCTACAGCCTGGTTAAAAGAACAAGGTTGGGGAAAGAAAGCTCCTGCAAAGAAAAAAGCAGCTACAAAAAAAGCACCAGAAACTAAAGCAAAAAAACCAGCTGAAGATAAGTAGGTCTTAAATGGCACTCGCTACTTATAGTGATGTAGAAAGTGTGCTTGGTATTGACTTAAGCACAACAGACCAAACAACTTGTACGAATTTATTAATTCCTACAATAGAAGACGCTGTAGCTAACTATCTTGGCTATAACCCAAATTATTCAGCATCAATAACAGAAAAGTTTGATGGAGACAAAACAGAAGATATATTCTTAAGGCGTTCTCCAATTATTTCAATTACTTCAGTTACCGAAGATGGTAACGCTTTGTCCGAAGGTAATACTAATGATTATGTTTCTTATCCTAGTCTTGGACGACTCCGCAAAGTGGGTAGAGAAAAATGGTCTGCAGCTAAATTACAAAACATTACAATAGTTTATAAAGCAGGGTATTCAGACAGTGAGGGAACAGCAGAAGATGTTCCTAAAGATATGAAATATGTTGTAGCTAGAGCTTCAGGAAGACTTATAACTTCAGCACTAGCATTAGGTTCTCAACAAAGCACAGGTTCTGTAGGAACACATAGTGCAGATAGTTCTAATGATTCACAATTTCAAATGGTTAAAAATGAATCTATTGGAGATTATCAAGTTTCTTATGAATCAGTTTTAGATCAACTTAATGCTGACCTGTTAATATCTTCAGACCTAAAAATATTAAGTAAGTACAAGAGACAATACTTCACTTCAGCAGGTATACTAGATTAATATGACAGAATTTAATTTCCCAGAGGGTACAAAAAGAGAAGATGCAGTTAACGAACTTATCGATGACGAGCAATTTAAAGAGATGGTTCTCAAACAATTTAATTATATGAGAATTAAAGGAATCAATCTAGTTCAAGATGCTGACGATATGGTTAATCTTTATCTCAAAATTTGTAAAGCCTTCGAAGAAGCTTCAGACAAATAAATCATGGCTCTTTACGAGTACAAGTGTTCTAAGTGCGAACATTTGTTCGAGGTAAGGCATTCAATACACGAAGACCCAATAATCAAGTGTGAAAAGTGCAATGCAAAATCTCAAAGACAAATATCTTCTAGAATTTATATGTTTGGAACAGTAGGAGTTGATTGGAATACAGATCCATCTAAGGTTTCAGATTCTATGAAAGATAAAGCTAAAAAAGCAGCTAAGAAAAAAGTTCAGTTTTAATTTTCGTATTTTTCTAAAGATTTAATCATCTTATCAGATAAAACATTTTCAGGTTCTGCAACCCAAAGTGGTTCTTTTCTTTTTTGTTTTCCGTATGTTCTAACTTCAATCCAATAAGAAAATCTATCTTTTAAGTGTTCAATTATTTTCATATCTACCATCAAATACAAATGTTCCATACTTAAGAGAATTTGAAATACATATTCCAACAAATTCTGCACAAGCAGGTACAACTGCATTTCCTAATGCTTTTATCTTATTAACCCTGTCAGGTTCATCTTCTATTGTTCTAGGTTCTGTTTCCCATGGTTCTATTACATAATCATCTTTATAAACATAAGGATTTTCTGCAAGATTACCTTTAGGATTTATTCCTTCTGCAATTCTTTTTGTACTAGGCCTGCTACTTGTTACAAGAGGTGTTTGCCAATTTTGTCTTTGCCATTCAAAACTTTCTACTGTTGTCATTTCTTTATCAAACTTTAAATCTTTTAAGAAAGGTTTTATAGCTTCCCAATCTTCTATAGTCGGATAAGAGAAACCACCTTTGTCATATCTAAACCAATGTTCGATAGTTGTTTTCTTAACATCTATATTTTCTGATAATTCTTTAACTGATGTTTGGGACCTAAGATAATCTACAAATTTCTTTTGTGTTGGTAGGTCAGGTCTTTTTAATATTTCGTGGTCTTTGTAAATTTCAAATAGTTCAGGATTTTTATGTATCTCGTCAATAGCAATTTGGTCTGCCAAAGTTATTTGAACAGGTTGACCTGAAGCTCTTTTTGTTTTTCCTTGAAGTAATTTAGTTGCGTACTTTAAAGCATCTTCTCCTGCTTTACCATCCATAGTTGTAGGTGTTCGCCATTTTTGTGATAAATGAACTCTATCTTGTAAATTAAGACTGTGAGAATTTTTTCCATCTTTACTTAGTCTTCTACCTTTTTCATTAAGTTCCATATTTTCGTGAAGAACTTCTTGTGTTGTAGGAGTAGGCCAATGTAAAACATCAGCATTGTATGTCCAATAGTTAGGTAGACCTAATTTTCCTGCCAACCCGACGGGAACCCCATAAGTAGAGACACCCACTTGCTGTTCAATCTTTTCCCAATAAGTTTGGGGTTTCTCTCCCCCATGTCCATTTCTAGAGTCGACCCGTGCTTCCCCGCTTTCACTGACGGAGCTTGTTTGTTCACTGGTTTCGAGGCTTGGCTCGCTCTTGGAGTTGACCATAGTTTCGGATTCTCTCTCAAGTTCCCTGTACCTTTCCTCTTGCTCTTTTTGGATTTGTCCCCACGGTAAAGAGCGTTCTCCAAAGCTTCCCCTGTTCTCGGATTCAAGTGATCTAAAGTGTTCGGAGTTTCCCACGATGAATATTCTTTCTCTAAGGTGCGGGGCATTAACCGAGGCTGCTGATACAATTTGCCATTCAACACTATACCCGCTACTGGAAAGGAAAGAAATAACTCTTCCGATTGCTCCTCCTTTGTTTCCTTCGTCGTCTTTGGCTGTGAGGAGTCCTCTGACATTTTCTGCAACAACCCATTTTGGTTTAAGAACGCTAATGGCTCTTTCGAACTGATACCATAATATTCCTCGTTCATCTTCTTCACTCATTCCTTTCCTGTTACCTGCGTAACTGAATGACTGACAAGGGAATCCCCCTATCAACATGTCCACAGGTTCTAGCTTACTAAAATCAACATTGTTTATATCGTCATTAATAACTTTTGATTTAGGCCATCTTTTTTGTAATACACTTGCACAGTAAGGGTCAAATTCTACTTGCCATACTGTTTCTGCATTAAAATCTTTAAGGCCTCTTTCTATCCCTAAATCTAAACCACCAATACCAGAAAAAAGACTACCTATTTTCATTGATACCTAACTTGATATATATTTCTTTTAATTGTTTTTCTAATTTTTCTTTCTCATCTAAAAGTTTTAATGTTTCTTTAGGTAAGTAAGGTCCATCTTTATAAAACATAATTAGATATTAACAGTTACTCTTGACTTCGCCACATTCGCTCCCATTTTTCTGCATCTCCCCAACACCATTCACTTGAACTCCAATCAGTCCATCTAGTGCTTGAATATGTATCTTCAGCTAAAAGTGAAGCTGCATATATATTCCAATAAGCAGAATATTGAACAGGTTGAAATTCAAATCCTAAATTTGTCATAGCAGTTTTGTTAGAAACCCAGGGCATACCAAATCTAGTAATTACCCATTCACCCCATTCAGGAATACCATGTAATTCAACCATCCATTTCCAAGTGTTTGGTATAAATTGCATAACTCCTGAATCATTATCTTCTGATCTGAAAGCATTTGATTTACCACGACTTTCACACCAACCTATTCTAAATGCAGTATATAAATTTTCTTCGTCAAAGTGCATTATATAGTAATGCGTATGGTCAGCCATGTTTTTTGGAAAACTATCCATACATTGTTTAACTTCACGAATTTCTTGAATAGTGGGTTGTGTGTCGATAATGGGTTGTTGAAAACTTGCTAAGAGTAGCAAACATTCAGCTATCATCGTTAATCTCCTTTGTTCTCGATAGTCTAATCTATAATAAGCATTTCTGCGTCTGATATAGCTAATGATTGAGACTTACCTGCTGTCACACCGATATGTGTGTAAACAGGATTTGTCCCTACAGTTTTTACCTTGAAGACATCTGCTTCATGGCAAACTGTGTAAGGATTCCACCTTACATGTATCATATAGTCGCCTTTGTGAACAATTTTGTCCTCAAAGACAGGTGCTGTATCCACAAATGGTAATTCTACCAATTTACAGTCCTTTCCTATCAATAATATAATTCTAGTGATATTGTTGCATTAACACAAGTTTATGCTAAGATTTCTTATATGATAATAGAGGAGAGCAATATGAACAAGTATGAAGATAGAATAAATGATACAGAATTACCTGAATTTAGACGGCCAAATGACGAAAACAAAGTAATTCCAACGCCTTACATATTAGGAGATATAGAAGATTTAAACGAATTACCTGCTTTGTTAGGACCTAAAACATACACAAAAGCCAAACTTACAAGAGAAGAAATAGTAGAAAAAATAACATCAAATCCTAAAAAAACAAATGTTGCTTGGGGAAAAGAGTGGAACTGTTCAAGAGAAAGAGTAAGACAACTTAGAGAACAGTTTGGATTGAATAGCGTAAGAGAGTTTAATTTAGAAATATTTAATTTAGCTTTGGAAGCTATAGCAAAAGGATCTGGAATGATTAATGCAAATACTTTTAAAAATATTCCTAACTTTAGTGTTATTAAATTTAACACTTGGCTTGAAGAAAAACCTTATCTAAAACAACAAGTCGAGCTAGTAAGAAAAGAAGCTTACGATAAAATTTATAATCCAACATCTAAACTTTGTCCTTTTTGTGACAAGACATTACCAATAGATAATTTTTATGTTTCTAAATCAGGTAGAGATAGAAGAATGAACAAATGTAATGATTGTAATATTAGAATTGTAAAACATTATTACGACAAGCGATATGTCCCCAATCCTACAGTAACAGAAAAAGTTTGTACAAGTTTAAAAGACTTAGGACCTCTTCCTGCTTCGTTTTTTCATAAATCGACAAAAGCAACTTCTGGTTTGCAATATAACTCTATAAGATATCAAGAGACTTATGCAAAATGGAAATCAAAATATAAAAAAATTATGAAGATAGAAGATGATAATACTAGAAACAATGAATTAAGTTTTTTAGGTAATTGGAAAGAAAAAGCTAAGAATGAAGCTAGAGAACTTATCCGTAAAGATTTGGAAGAATACAATATGCTAAACTTAGAATAATTGCGACCCAAAATTATCGGAATCCTCTACTGCTACACCGGTAGGGGATTTCGTGTTTTTCGGATGTTATACTTGTGATATGCCTTCAATTACAACAGCATTATTAAACGAATCTATTGACATAGAAAGACTATCAGGTTCAACATCTCTAGACGATAGAGGTAATGAAGTCACAGCTTGGTCATCTAGTTCTTCTAGTGTTCAAGCAAGAATTATTCATACAAAAGAATTCACAGAAGATGATGATATGAATATAGAAGCAAATCTTTTAAGACTTCGTGTTATGGTTCCTGCAACTACAGATGTAGATGTTAAGGATAGAGTTTCTTATAATTCTAAAAAATGGAATGTCAAAGGTGTTAAAACAGTTAAAGATAGATTTGGTAATACTTTTTATAAACAAATTATTATGGAGAGTGGTTACTAATGGCAAAGAAACCACCTAGAGTAGTACAAAAAATTGTAGGCAGATCTAGAAGAAGTTTAAGGATGACAAAGACTGCTAGAGCAGGACAGCGTTATTTAATTTTTGCTGAAAAAGATAGTAACAGTGAGTTAGAATTTCCTGAATCTGTAAACGATTTAAGAAGTTATATTTACACATACTCAGTTATTTCTAACGATGTTACCAACATAGTGCCTTCAAAAACATTAAGAAAAATTAACTCAGCTAACTTAAGACTTGGTCGTATGGTTGGTGACTATAACGCTGTTAGAAACACAATTAAAGGTCTTTCTAAAGAGCATGAAGTGTCAGGTGTTGGTCAAAGGTTTTTAAGAAGAGCTGGAGGTCGTATTTCAGGTTCAGCTATGAGAGTTATTCCTTCAGGAGACAGTGTTTTTACTAGAGCAGCATTTCGTGGAGTTAGGTCTGTAGCAGGTGCTAACTTAACAATGTTCACAGATAACATGATGAACAAGTTAAAACCAGGTGAAGCTTCTAGCAGAATGGTTACTGACCGTGCATTAAGAAAACTTGCAAGAAAAGGTGAACTTGGAGTTGACTATATGGCTGCTTATGTAGAACTAAAGCTAAAAGAAAACACACCTATCGATTCAGGTGCTTTGTATGAGTCTATAAAAAATAGAAAAGGTAGAGGCTACGGTAAGGCCGTATCAGGTGGTAGTAAAGCAGCACAAAAAATAGTTAGTATTGGTGATGTTCCTAATATGCCTGACCCACGAGTACCTTATCCATGGGTTGTAGAGTTTGGTATTAATAATGGTTTTGACAGAGAGACACAGCACTTAAATACAAGGCTAGGTGGAGATGTTCCAAAAAGATTTCAATTTTTAAAGAAAGTTACAGGTCCAAGGCCTGAAGGCGACAATTATTTTGGTGGTTTTTATAACAATGACAATAGAGCACCTATGTTAAACAGAAAAGATAGAACTAAAGGTGCAATGATGAGAAGAGCTTTAAATAAAATTATTGATGATTTCAAAAGAAGTAGTTATGGAAGAGTTGGTGTTGCTCAAAAAGATTTCTTGACATTCGACCAAGTATGGAATGCAGGAGAAAAATATAGCACACGAAGTACGGAGACACCTTTCTAATGGCTATAAACTTACCTGATTCAGAAATTTTATTTAGAACTTGGGCTACAAGTCAAAGTGTTATTACAGATATTGTTAGCACAAGAATTGCTACAAGATTACCTTCTAATGCTACTTTGCCTTTTGCAGTAGTAGATTTACTAGATTCTGCACCTGAAAATATAAACAGTGCAGGCATTTGGACAGCATTTTTTAATATAGATTGCTTTGCTGGTAAATATGGATCTGACGGTAATAAAGCAACTCCAGACTTTGCTACTGCTTATTCTCTTGCTAATGCTTTTGTTAGATGTGCTTTTGACCAAACACCTACAAAATACTCAATAACAGGTACAGATGGAATAATATATGGATTTAATCCTATCAGTGGTCCGTCTAGGATGGAAGATACAGAGAGGAATTTAGCACGCTATACTGTAAATGTAGGAATGTATTATGGAGAAGCAACATGAAAAATGTTAAAGTAAATCCTTTTATCAGGGTTTTTGATGCCATTAGGGATGAAAAACTTGATATCATTTTTGACAACAAACAATGGATAGAAGTAAAAGAATCTGAATGGAAAAGACTTTCTGAGTCACAGACCAAACAAGGTGATGTTTTAGTTCCGACATTTGTTGCTGAAGGTGAGGGTATGGGAGATATAAACAACCTCGTAACCGAGAAAATCGAGGACGAAGTTGTAAGTGATGAAGAGTGGCATGAAGTCGAGGAAGAAGTCATAGTAGAAGAAGAAGAGTGACAAGCTCTTCCAAGTAGAAAAAGTAGGTAAAAGTAATGGCACAAAGTATTACAGAAGTAATCTTGGGAACAGGAAACCTTTTTGTAGCATCTGAAAGCGATTTGAATGGTGGAAGTCCTAATACGACTTTCCCAACTAATCCAGCAGCTACACCAGCGTCATCCTATTGGGATAACATTGGATATTCAGAAGGTGGATTTTCTTTAGAATATGATAAGACTTTTGATGACATCATGGTTGCAGAAGAAGTAGATCCAATTAAGACTATTAAAACTGCTCAAGAAGTCAGAATAACAGGCGAGCTAGCTCAAGCATCATTAAGAAACTTGAAGTTTGCTATGGCTGGTGGTACAACATCAGCAAGCACTCCAGGCTCTGGATACACAACTTTAACTCCACCAACAACTGATTCTTTCACAGAAATGTCATTGTTGTTAAGAGTTAATGCTCCAGGGACAGATGATGGTGGAACTGCAAAATTGAGAGACATTCAAGTCCCTCGTGCAGTCAATGTTGGAGCTTTCTCAATGGTTCACGCAAAAGCACCACAAAAGGTAACAATCACAGTTGAGTACAAAGTACTTAAACCAAATAGTGATGCACCTTTTGCTAATATATTTAAAGTTATTGACACAGATTAATAACTAAGAAAAGTAAAAGATAGGAGAGTAATGTCAGAGTTTAAGGACTTCGATAAGGCTTATGAAGAGCTTACACAAAATACGCTAGATTTTAAGGTAGCTGGAAAGAAATACAGTATTCCTGGACAGCTACCCGCTAGTGTAGTTTTAGGTCAACTAGCTGTTCTAAATGAACAAGGCTTAGTAGATCCAAAGCAAATTAGTAAATTCTTAGAGCAATTGTTAGGTACAGAAGTACTACAAGATATGATGGAGAATAAAGTATCTTGGAAACAATTGGAAGATTTATTAAATTGGTTATTAATACAGTATGAGGTCATACCAGACCCTGATGCTGATGTAACTGAAGATGAGGGAGACGAAGACTCCCCAAAATAAATATCTCTACTGATGACCTTTTAATTAGATACCCAGCAGTAGAGGCAGACTTCCATCGTTTCTATAATATTGACCCCATGACAGTATCTTGGAGAAAATTCAAGGTGCTTTTGTTTTCTTTAGTTTCTCAAGAATCTGCTTTTTATGCACCATACCATAGAGAAATTTATGAGGAAATGAAAGAAAAAAATTCAAAAGAATCCGACTTTACAAGAAATAAAGATAAAACAAGAGTTTCTCTCGATGTAGCTATGCAGGAAATAGGAGTAGATAGGTAAATGGCTGACTTTAAAATAACGGGTGCAATGCGTCTGATGACAGACGCTGCGTCACAGCAGCTTGCGTCTGTTGGTGCTAAAGCAACTCAAACACTTTCTAAAGTTGGTGGTGCTGCTGCTAATGCTATAAGTGCAGCTACTGTTGGTTTATTCGCAGGTCTTTCTTTTGCAATGGCTGCAGGTGCAGTCTCAGCAGTTAAGTTTCAAAATGAATTTGCAAATGTTAAGAAAACTATGTCCGATATCGAGGACCCTGAAGTTTTCGGAAAAATACAAGAAGATTTAGTTAAGTTAGCAACTCAAATACCAATTACAGCAGGTGAACTAGCTGGTATTGCATCTGTTGGTGGACAGTTAGGTATTGGTGCTGATGATATTACAAAATTTACAGAAGTTGTAGCAAAATTAGGTGGAGCTACAAACATGAGTTCAGAACAAGCTGCTACTTCTATGGCTAGGTTCTTAAATGTTACAAACGAAAACATTGATTCAATTGGTAAGTATTCATCTGTTCTTGTTGAACTAGGTAACAATGTTGCTGCTCAAGAAGGAGAAATTATACTTTTAGCCCAGAACTTTGGTGCTTCAGGTAATCTTGCAGGTTTAGCAACAGAAGAAATATTAGCTTTCTCAGCAGCGATGAAAGAAACAGGTCAGCAGTCTCAGGCTGGTGCAACAGCTCTTTCTAAATTATTCCTTAATATAACAGACGCAGCAAAACTAGGTGGCGACGAAATGGCTACCTTTGCACAAGTTGCAGGTCAAGATGTTGATGAGTTTAGAAGATTAATAGAAACAGATGTTGGACAAGCTGTACAGATATTATTAGCTGGTTTGAACAAGATGGGAGATGAAGGTAGATCTACTACCGCAGTATTACAAGAAATGGGCTTAGGAACTGTTCGTGTAAGAAAAGCAATCTTATCTTTAGCTAACAACGAAGAAGGTCTAGCCGAAGCTATGAGTAGAGCCAAAGCTGAAGTCATTGACCAGAATGCTTTGAATGAAGAAGCAGCAGAAAAATTTGGTACAGTTGCTATGCAAATGCAACAATTTAAATCTACGATGGGTGCAGCTTCAATTACTTTAGGTCAAATATTCTTACCTATTATGGAAAAATTAGCAGGGATATTAGTATCAGTAGCTAATGCTTTCTTCGGACTTGCAGAATTTTTTAGAGATTATCCTGCTGCATTTTGGACAACTTTTTCTGTATCTTTCGTTGCTATGTCTCTTGCTCTACTAAAAATGGGTAAGGCTCTTACAGGTCCTAAAGGATTAATAACATCAATGTTGAAGTTTGCAGGAATTACTGGAGGCGTAGGATTAGTCATAGCTGGTGTAGTTGCAGCTCTTGGATTCGCAGCTGCTGCTTATGGAAAATATAAAAAAGAATTACAAGAAGTACAAGATGTTCAAGAAGGTGTATCTAAAACTATTGAAAGTATGTCTATAAGTCTTGCTGATGGATTTAAGGCAGAACCTATAGATGCAGATACTTGGGAAGAATTTGTTACCAACTTACCAGAAGCAGTAAGAAATTCTGTTATTAAAGGTGTTGAAGAAGGAACTATGGACCAAGATTTGTTTAATAATTTAATAGCAAATGCAGAAAAATTAGGTCCTGAATTCGGTGATACTCTTAGAGATGCTTTAGATATTGATGAAGGTTTCTTTGGAGACTTTATTCCTGAGGACAGTGAATCAATACAAGAAATTCTTGCAATGATTGAAGGTGCAGGCCTTGGGGAACAATTAGGGGGAACTGTTTCTTTATTAGAAGAATACAATAAATTAATTTTTCAAGGAAACAGAGCAGATAAAGATAGATTAGCAATAGTAAAAGATTTATTAGTTACACAATTGTCAATTGTTGATGGTGTGCAGATAGAAAAAGAAGTAAGAGACAAAGAAATATCAGCAGCACTTAATGAACATTTTGGTTTACAAGTTAAGACTGATAAAAGATTAAGAGATATGATGTCTACCGAAGCAGGTAGAGTAAAACTTGCAAAAGAACTTGCTAAAGAAAGTAAAAAATTCAGAGATTTAATTTATGATACAGCTGATGGTGTAGAAGAAATAGTAGATGAAACAGAAGAAGTAGAATCAAATCTTGATTCCTTGTTAAGAATTACTAGAGACTTTAGAACAAAAATTGATAATTTATTTAATCCAATAAAAGAACAATTTGAAATGCAAAAAAATGAAAGAGACTTACAAAAAGCTCATAAAGAACATGCAGATTTACACCAAGAACAACTTGATCTAACAAATGAAGATGTTGCATTACAGCAAGAGTTAGTTGACTTAGGTTCACAAGAAGTAACTAATGCAGAAGAAAAACTTGAGATGCAAGAGTTGGAAAATGAAGCATTAGAAATTGAAGAACGACTTAGAACAGGAATGGCGTTAACTGCTAACGAACAACTTCGAAAAGAAAAACTTAAGAAGGATTTGGTTAGAGTTAATGCAGCTGCTGCTCATGGTTCTTTAGAATTTGCTGAATTAGAAGCAAAAGCTATACAAGAACAAATAGATGAAATAGATGGTAAAGCAGTTACTCAAGCACAAGCAGATGAATTAAGAGCTCAAGCTCTTGATGTCGCAGAAAACGCACAACTAAGAAGACAGGAAGAAATTGCCACTATAGAAGAAAGAAGAATAGAAATTGGTGAAAGACTTAAAGAAATTCCTGATGATATTTTAGATGTACACGAAGACATTCACACATTACAAAGAGATTTAGTAAATAACACACTCGACATGATTGAAGCACAAGCTAAATTCAACACAGTCAAAGAAGAAGAATTAAGATTAACTGCTCAACTTCTTGGAATGGACAATCAGAGAATTGATGGATTGATGACATTGATGAACCATGCAAGAGTTGAATCAGGACCTTTAGGTCAAGGAAGAGTAGATTATATATTACAAAATATTCCGTCTATTGCTGCTTTGTTAGGTTATACATCAGGAAACTCTGTTACAGGTGGACAAATGCAAGATTTATTTACTGACTTTAAATCTTCTGGTGGTTATGGAAATATGAAACCTACTTACAGACACATGGGTGGTAACTTTAAGCCTGGACAAAATTATGTCGTTGGTGAATATGGACCTGAAATGATGAAAGCATTTCCAGGTGGTGGTGGTCAGATTACTCCTATGGGAGACTCAAGAGGTGACACAACTAATTATGTTACACTTAATGTAACAGGCCTTCCTTCAGATCCTATAGCAGCTAGAAGAACAGCTCAAACAATTCAAAAAGAATTAAACAAACTAAAAAGTGATGGAAGAAGTGGAGTAGTAAGATGACCGGTTTCAATAAACAACCAAGAACAATGAGAGAATTAAAAAGAGGAATATTAGCTCGTATGAGAGCAGGAGAAAGCTTTGAATACATGGTTGCTAATTATCCTAGAGAAGTACAAGTTGAAGTGGCAGAATGGATTAAGAAAAAAGTAGATGGCTAATACAATGACAATAGGGAGAGTGACATTCACTTCTCCAAGAGACATAAAAGAAAGCTCTGTTCAGTCTAGTAACTTGAACAATCTCGAAAGAAGTTTTAGTTTTAACGGATCTATTTGCGAAGATACTATTGCTGCTACAAAAAAATTAAGAGACGAATTAATCTCTTTAGGAAACTCAGATTTAATTTTGCCAATTACTTACGAGGGAGATACAACTTTATCAGGTTATGGAAAAATAACTTCTATGGATGTATCTCCCATTAAGTTAGCTACAGGATATTTTTCTTACAACATAGGTTTTGATATGAAGGGTAGACCTTCAGAAATGATTTTTGAATCTAATATGAGTGGTGCTTTACTTACTAACTCTCATTCAGTAACTACAAATACTACTACTTATGCTCCATGGCACGCAGTACCTGTTAACGCTTATAACTATAAAAATGATTCTTTACCTACACCTGTAGTTAGAGCTACTGAAAATGGCAATGTAGCTTTCTTCTACGATGCTGATCTTAGAACATACGCTTCAAATTGGATTGTTAATCCTGATGATTTTTATAAAGGTGCAGCAAAAATAACTATGGACTCAACTGTCAAAGCAGGTTACTTAACTGCTAATACACCAACAGGAGTAGAAATATCTAACGGTATTATAAAAATTACTTCAGGTAGTACTACAGACCAATCAAGGTTTACTTTATCTTTCTATGACAATGGTAATTACACAAGTCAAAGAGAAATAGAAATATCTAGTGGTTCCTCTCAAACAGAATGGAATGTTTGGAAAACAGTACAAATATTAAGAAATGAACCACAAGAATGTGTTGTAAGATTTGTTACTTATTCAGATGATACTCACGGTTATGGAAGATTAACTGTTGATGTAAGTGTTAAAAGAGGTGCTCATCATGCTTCTTTAGTTATATCAGAAGCAGGAACTGCTACAAGAAGTGCTAATACTAGAAAAAATTTAAGAATGGTCACATCTAATGCTATGTCAGCAGGAACAGGTTATATTGTAGAATCAAGTGCAGACGGATCTGGACAAAAATTTATGATAGGAAGTCCTCAAGGTTTTACAGCGGTTGCTTCAAGTAGGCTAATACATTTAGCTAGTAGCCAAGTAAAGACCTTTGTAGGTTATGTTTACAACGCTGCTAGTCCTGCTAGCCACGATTCAGGAGATGCTGTTAGAGACCAATACTTGGAAGGACTATACGAAAATATTAGATTAGTGAGGGCATAATGGCAGTTACCGAAAGACTGATGGGTACAGGTAGCTTTGATGTATCTTTTTCACAATCTGAAACTCCAACTCAAATAGTAGAAACTATAAAAGAATGGGGACACATAGTCTTAACTGCTAATCAAGTTGACATAAATACTTTATCAGATGCACAAATTCTTTCTACTGCAAGATATACAGGAATTATCTTAAATAGATCACTAGAAGAAAATGTTGTTTCTATTACAGGACAAGGCCTCCAACTATATCTTGGCGATGGTTCATCAAAAGGTATGGTTATTGCAGAAAGCAAAAATATTGGAAAAGTTAGAAACTATATTGGAACAACATTAGCTGAAACATTATTTAACTCTACAGCACAAACAAACAAGCCATTAGGAATAATGAGAACAGAAGCAGGTAATTCTCAAGCTATTACTCAGGGAACAGTAACTAATCCAGCAGGAACTTATACAGGTTCACACTTCGTACAAACTGCATTAAGTGCATTAAAAGAAATATCAGAACAGTTAAATACAGAATATAAAATTAATGCAAATGGAACTATAGATGCAGGACCACAAGCTAATTTATTTCAAGGTGTCAATGGAAATCCTTCAACAATTGTTGTTAAGTCTGGATATGGAGACGACCCTGAGTTTGAAGGTGTAGTTCCTCAAGGACTAAGAACAGAATTTGATGCTACAGATTTTGTAAGCAGAGTGGACTTTATCGGTGAAGTAGGATATTTCGATACAGCTACAGATGTAGCAGGTGAAGCTAATTTAGGTTCTAACCCATATAAAGATTTACACGGCAACGCTTTAACAAGAGTTGCATTAGTTCAAGAACCTGACATTGCTATAGCTCAACTTAATAACAGAGCAACTCTAATGCTTAACGAGTTATCAAGAGTTAAAAAAGTTCTTAACTTAGACCTTCAACAATATGAAGTAGAAGGAGACATGAGAGCAGGAGATTTTATATTTGCTTTTGACCCTGATATAGGTTTTAAAGATACCGCAACTGATGCAGCTGCTGAATCAAGAAGTATGTATGAAGCAGTTTTTAGAGGTCAAACAATAACACCTGTTAAAGTTCGTGTTCAAGGATTGACTTGGCCTATAAAACAAGGAATGGGTGTTTACTTTAGAGATAAAGATGGAAACTACACAGATTTAACACAATATGTAACTTTTGAATCAGGTTCAGCTCAGGTTGAGCTTGGAGACTTACTAAGATTTATTGGAGACGATTTAAGATTTAGTGAGTTTTCTTTAAATCAAGTTACTGCTGGTGTATTCTCTATACCTGACTTACCAGCCACACCTACTTTACAATCAGGTAGTTATCAGGATTCAGTTGGAGTAGATAAAGGATTTATTAGAGTTGTATTAGCAAAACCTACAAATGAAGATGGCTCACAAATTACAGATGGTAGTCACTATAGAGTAAGGTATAAAAAACTTGGTGATGCTCAATACTCTTATAAAGATTTTCCTTATACAGGTGCTAATTCAGAAAGTTTATTATTACAAGATTTAACAATTGGTTATACATATCAAGTTGGTGTAACTGTTTATGACAAATCTGGTTTTCACAAGATGTCAGCTTATGATGGCACAGGAGAAGATTTATATACAGATAGTTCTAGTGTTAATGCAAGTTTCGCTACTAATGCAAGAGTAGAAATTACAAAAGATGGTGTTGCACCTTCCAAGCCTCATACTGCAACTATTGCAGCTGGTGCTTTGAATGTTCAAATATCTCATTACTTGCGTAAAGCAGGAACTGATGGAGATGGTAATCCTTATGGAAATTTTACTTTAGAAGGAGATATAGATTATTTAGCAATACACGCTGTAACTGTATCAGGTAATTCACAAAACTTTACTGTGGCTACTTCTAATAAGATTGGCGAAGTAAGAGTAACAGCAGGTAACTTATTACAAGCAATACCTGTTGTAGCAACTTTAGAATTAGCAGACTCAGAAAATTATTATTTTAGAATTGTTGCAGTAGATAAATCAGGTAATGCTTCTACTCCTTCAGATGGACAAACATCTGCTGCTACTTTAATAGCAGAATCACATATCAGTGATGCAACGATTACAACAGCTAAGATTGGTGACGCTCAGATTACTAATGCAAAGATAGCTGATGCAACAATTGATAACGCCAAGATAGCTAACTTAAATGCAACAAAAATTAATGCAGGAACTATAAGTGCAGATAGAATCGGTGCTGATAGCATTACTGCTGCAAAAATTGCTGCAAACACAATAACTGCAACAGAAATAGCTGCAGATACAATTACTGCTACACAAATTGCTTCAGGAACAATAACAGCTACTGAGATAGCTTCTGGAACTATAACAACAGGGCAATTAAATTTTACACCTGCTACAAATTCAGATTTAGCTAACTATGTAACAATATCTTCAACTTCAGCAGGTACATTAGATATTGTTGCAGACGATGTAGAAATTACGGGTAACTTAAGTGCAACAGGAACTATTACTGCAAATGCAGGTTTCATAAGTGGTGTTGCAGTAGAACCTTCAGGAGTAACTTCTGCAATAACTATGGATGACTTATCAAGTTTAATTTCTCAATTAACTGCTTCTAGTGGTGGTACATTTAGAACTGCTAGCTCAGGTGCAAGAGTACAAATAAGCTCTGCTTCATCAACACCAATAATAGAAGTTTTTGATTCAGCAGGTTCAGTAACTGGTCAAATAGGTTATAACTCAACTGCTGACAAAATATATATGTCTGGTAGTGCTACACCTATAAATTTTGTAACAACTTCTGCTGAAACACCTGCTGCTAATAATACTCAAAGTAGAATTACTCTATCTGCTAATGTTATAGATTTTGAAAGTGGGACAGGCTCTAGTCTTCCTTATATAAGAATTGGAGATGTTACTCAGACAAATAAATATCTTACTGTTGATGGTAGTGGTAAATTAGCTTTTTCAAGTGCATCTGTTACAGGTGGTGTAACTTCTATAACTGCTGCAGGAGAATTATCTCTTACAGGTGCAGGAACAGGAGATGTAACTATTACACATGCTGATTCTGATCACGATGATAGATTCTATACAAAATCAACTGCTGATATATTGTTAGGAGCTAAAGCTTCCTCTTCTCATGGTACACATGTTAGCTCATCTACAGCAGTACAAACTTTGACTGCTAGTGGTACCTCAGGTTCTGTAAGTGGAGATATAACAATTAGTTCAAATGCAGGTGGTGGAGGTTTTATTAGTGGTAACCCTTTTCGTTCTGGTAATACAATAAGTATTAATGCAAGTATAAATGGATTTATTGGTCAAGCAACTCCTACAGGTTCAACAAGAAAAATTGGTATTTCTAGTAGTAATAGATTTAATAACATTTATTCACAAAGCTTTTTCGGAACATTCTATGGTCAAAACATTAATGCTTCATCGAAGAACATAAAAGAAAATATTGTAGATACAGATTTAGGTTTAGATTTTATAAATGATTTAGAAGTAAAAGATTTTACAATGATTGATACAGATACTTTTGGAACACAAAAATACACAGGTTTTATAGCAGAAGATATACAAAAGTATTTAGATGATAACGATTTAGATTACAAACTTACAGAAGATTATAGTGGTAATTACGAATACAAAGAAAGTTGTTCACATCCAATAGTTCCTGAACCTCAAGATGAAGACCAAACTATAACCTATATGCACGATACTGTAGAAGAATGTGAAGCATATATGCCTGATGAAAACAGACATCCACACTTATATTTCAATAACTTTGTAGGTCCATTAGTAAAAGCAGTACAAGAGCTGTCAGCAAAAGTGGACTCTTTGACTGCTAGAATAGAAGTATTGGAAGGTGGATAATGCCAGAATTAACTAATTCAGAACAAGAAGAATTATTATTAAGACAAATTAAAGAAGCTAGAGGTAATTTATTCTATCACGAAATGGATGAGATTACAGAAGCTGATTATGACGCTGAAATGCGAACAAAATGGGAGAATAGAAAAACAGAACTTGAAGCTAGAGTGAATCGACTTGAAGCCAAATACGATTCAATGTTTGGTGAATAATGGCTGATGTAATTAACGAAGGTGATTCCAAGATAGAGGTAATCGACTCTGGTTCTCCAGGTGATGCGGAGATTACTGCGGTCTTAAATAATGTTGAAAGAGCAGAAATCACTTCTACTCTTATCAGTTTATACAACACAACAGATCAGATGGAAACAGGCAATGCCACTGATGACCAAAATGGTGCTGCTTCTACTTTTAATGGTTTTCAAGTTAATGATGCTACTTTAAGGCTTAAATCAGGCGATGGATCTAGCGTTCCTCATTCCAATCTATATTTTGACGGTAAATCAATAATCTCCGATAAGACTTTATCTATAGGTACAACAGGCCAAAAAGAGTTACATTTTGGTACAAATGGTACTAAATGGGTAAAGATTACAGAAGGTGGTTTCTTAGATTTTGCAAAAATGACAATTGGTGGTTCTCAAGGTACCGCTGGTCAATATTTAAGAAATGCAGGAAATGGAACTATTGAATGGTCAACTATTGATAGTAATAACGCTTTTGGTACTGTAACAGTAGGTGCAACTAACTTAAATGCAGGAAGTGTAGGAGATACATTTACAATAGCTGCAGGAAGTAACATAACTTTAACTCCTAATAGTGGAAATAACACATTAACAATAGCTTCTACACAAACAAATTCTTTTGATAAAATAGCAGTCTCAGGACAGAGTAATGTCGTAGGAGATTCTGCAACAGATACATTAACTTTTGTTGCGGGCTCTGGTATGACAATAACAACTAACGCTGCTACAGACACAGTTACTTTTACTTCTAGTGCTACATCAGGAAGTACAGAAGATGTCTTTAAAAATATTGCAGTTGCAGGACAATCAACACTTACAGCAGATTCATCTACAGATACTTTAACTGCTGAAGCAGGAGATGGTATAGAGATAACAACTGATGATGGAACAGGTAAGTTATCTTTTAAAAACGAGGCTTTAAAAAGATTATCTAAGTATGGATACCTAACTTTTACAAAAGCTAATGGAACAAGTGAGAAAGTTCCTCTTAAAAACTTTTTTATTAATCAAACCGTTTCTCAATCTGTAAATGGTGGTGGCTCAAGTGCAGGTATGTCCACGAGAGCTTTTCGCCTGCTACAATCAGATGGTAGCACTTTTTCATTTATGATAATGCCCGCTACTACAAGTGGGGATAGCCTTACTTTTACATACACCAAAGCAGATGGAAGCACAGTGACCAAAGACATAACAATGGCAGCATAATATGGCAGTAAAAACACCCATAAGAGGAGAATTTAGCGGTAGTGACCTGACAGGTTTTGCCGAGTTTCAAGCATCAGATTTTATAGGAATAGCAGATGGTGGTACAGGTGCTATAACAGCTTCTGCTGCTAGAACTGCATTAGGAATAGCTATAGGTAGTGATGTCCAAGCTTTTGATGCACAACTAACTGATATATCAGGATTAACACCAGGGGATGGAAAGTTTATAATTGGTGATGGATCTAACTTTGTCACAGAATCAGGAAACACAGCAAGAGCTTCTTTAGGACTAGGAACTTCTGATTCACCAACATTTAATGGTTTAACTCTTAGTGGAAACTTAATAGTTAATGGTACAACCACAACAATAAACAGCACAACAACAACTCTTGATGACCCAATAATGACATTGGGTGGAGATACAGCTCCAGGCTCAGATGATAACAAAGACAGAGGTATTGAATTTAGATGGCACAATGGTTCTGCTGCAAAGCTTGGTTTCTTTGGATTTGATGATAGCTCAGGTAAATTTACATTTATCCCTGATGCAACAAATACTTCAGAAGTTTTTAGTGGTACAGCAGGAACATTAGTTGCAAACTTAGAAGGTAATGTTACAGGTACAGTTTCAAGCCTATCTGGTTTAGATACAGATAATTTAAGTGAAGGTTCATCAAATTTATATTTTACAAACGAAAGAGTAGACGACAGAGTAAACGCTCTTATTATTGGTGGTGCAGGTGTTGATACTGCTTATGATGATTCTGCAGGAACTTTAACTCTTACAGCAGACTTATCAGAAGTTACATCAGATTTAAACGAAAGAGTAGATGATAGAGTTGGTTCTTTATTAGTAGATTCAGCAACATCTGGTATAGATATAGCTTATGACGATGCAAGCGACCAATTAACAATATCTGCTGACTTAAGTGAAATAACATCTGATCTTAATGAAAGAATAGATGACCAAGTTAACAGTGTTCTTACAGCAGGTAGCAATGTATCTTTAACTTACGATGACGCTGCAGGAACTCTTACAATTGCTTCAACTGATACTAATACACAACTAACTACTGAGGAAGTCCAAGACATTGTCGGAGGTATGGTTGACGGTGGCACAGAAACAAATGTATCAGTAACTTATGATGATACAAACGGAAAATTAAACTTTGTTGTAACTCAATTAACTTCAGAACAAGTCCAAGACATTATTGGACCAATGTTTGCAAGCAACACAGAAACTTTTATAGATGTAGCTTATGATGATTCTGATGGAACTTTAGATTTAGTAGTTCCAGTAAAAGATGAAGACAATATGGCTAGCAATAGTGATACTCACTTAGCTACTCAACAATCCATAAAAGCTTATGTAGATTCTCAAATACAAACAGAAGAAAGTATAGAAGACTTTGTCGGCGGAATGATTACAGGTAACACTGAAACATTAATAACTGTTACTTATGATGATTCCGACGGAACAATGGATTTCGTTGTTGATAACGATTTAGCTAACTACGATAACACAAACTCTGGATTTATTACAGCAACACTAACAAATGAACAAGTTCAAGACATTGTTGGTGCTATGTTTACATCAAACACAGAAACCAATATTGCAGCAACCTATCAAGATTCAGACGGAACAATAGATTTAGTTTCTACTGATACACAATTAACTTCTGAACAAGTTCAAGATATTGTAGGTGCAATGTTCAGTAGCAATACTGAGACAAACATTACTGCTACCTATGAAGACTCTGATGGGACAATAGATTTAGTTGCTGATTTACTAACTGAAGAAGCCGTAGAAGATTTTGTAGCTGGTGCGATAACAGCAGGTACAAATGTTTCTGTTACTTACGATGACGCAGCAGGAACAATAACTATTGCATCAACAGATACAAACACACAACTTACACAAGAACAAGTTGAAGACTTTGTCGGTGGTATGTTAGATGGTGATGAAACATTTATAACAGTTGCTTATGACGATACAGATGGAAATATAGATTTTACAGTTCCTGTTAAAGATGAAGACAATATGGCATCAGACAGTGCTTCTCATCTTGCAACTCAACAGTCAATTAAAGCTTATGTAGATTCTCAAGTTACAGCACAAGATTTAGATTTCCAAGCAGATAGTGGTGGTGCTCTTGCTATAGATTTAGATAGTGAAACATTAACATTTACAGGTGGAACTGGTATAGATACTTCTGGTTCTGGAAATGCAGTTACTTTTGCAATAGATTCAACAGTAGTAACCGAAAGCTCTTCAGATACACTAACAAATAAAACATTAAATTTAGAAAACAATACAGTCATAGTTGAATACGCAGTAACTGCAGCTGGTGGTAAGTTTGTAATAGATGGACAATCACAAGCAACAATATCATTTAGACCGGGTGTTGTTCATAGATTTGATTTATCTGATAACTCAGTAGCTTCTCATCCATTTGTATTATCAGAAACAAGTGAAGGTACAGCTTATACAACTGGTAGAACTGCTAGTGGTACTCAAGGACAAGCTGGTGCTTATATAGAATTTACAGTTAACGCTGCAACTCCAGATATTCTTTATTATTACTGTTCATCACACTCTGGAATGGGTGGAACAATTACAGTATTCGGTTCAGCTTATGGTGATGCCGATGTTCAGTCTTATCTTTCAGCTGGAACAGGGATAACTCTTTCTGGCTCTGGAGTAATTGCTACAACAATAACACAGTATGCAGACTCGGATGTACAAAGTTATCTATCAGCAGGAACAGGAATAACATTATCTGGTTCTGGTGTAATAGCTTCTTCTATTACTCAATATGCTGATTCAGATGTTCAATCATATTTAAGTGGTGGTACTGGTGTAACAATGTCTGGCTCTGGTGAATTTAGCATTGGACAGGCAGTAGCTACAACATCTAATGTAACATTTGCAGATTTAGCAGCTACAGGTAATGTAACAATTACAGGTAACTTAGATGTAAATGGAACTACTACAACAATCGATACAACTAATACAACTGTAACAGATTCACTAATAGAGCTTGGAAATGGTACTTCTGGTTCGCCAAGTAATGATGCAGGTATCGTAATTGAAAGAGGTTCTGCTGATAACGCATTTATAGGTTTTGATGAAAGTGCTGATAAATTTATTGTTGGTACAGGTTCATTTACTGGTGCAAGTACTGGTAACTTAACAATATCAACAGGAACATTAGTAGCAAACTTAGAAGGTAATGTTACAGGTGCTGTAACAGGTAATGCAGATACTGCAACAGCTTTAGCAACAGGTAGAACAATAGGAATGACTGGAGATGTTGTTTGGACATCTGCATCTTTTGACGGCTCTGGAAATGTAACAGGTGCTGCAGCAATACAATCTGATGCTGTTGAAACAGCAATGGTTAATGCTAATGTAATATCTGGACAATCTGCTTACTCTGGAACTGTAGACACTACAAATGACTTTGTACTTATTTATGACCACTCAACAACTTCCTTAAAGAAGATAGCTGTATCAGACCTTAACTCTGCTTCTGGTGCAGGTACTATGTCAAACTTTACAATAGCTGCTGATAGTGGTTCTAATCAAGTTGTAGCAGATGCAAATACATTAACACTTAC